AGCTATTCTCTGTAACCCATGCCATGCGCCTATATGCCAAGGGCGTCGCGCACGCAGCACTTGGCGAGGTCAAGGAAGCAGAGGCGGCACGGCCGCCTAGGCCGTTCTCCTGCGGAGGTTGGCCTTGGCCCTGCCCTGGAGGCCCTTGACGACCGGGAGGCATACCCCTTTGAGGCTGTCCCTTAGGAGGTCCAGATGTCAGTGGCCCGAGAGGAGACTGGCCCGGAGTTTGTTTCATTCGCTTCATCGAAGCGTTCTTGTCCGCGAACTGCTGCGGAGTGAATTTTTCCTTAGGTGGAAATACATCGCCCATGCTTTTGCTTCTGATTCCCGTATCAGGGAAACCAGCCCCAGCAATAGATGGCGTAGCCAAGTTTTGAGGATCCCCAAACATTTCGGGATCCTCCACTATGCCGCCTTCTGCAAACCTACCAAAATTACGTCTCATCATAATTATTCCTAAGAAACTTCTGTTCCGAATATGTTCATGTGGATCACCATGCCAGAGCCCGTGGAGGCTTTTATAGAATCTCCAGCAACTAGTCCAATACCTAACGACAAGACATCAGTCGTTTTTATAGCAAGTGATTTTTGGTAGAATATAATTTGCTTGTCACTGTCCACAGCACCTGACTTTTTGACTCTTATAGAATACCAAGGGGAAGTCCCGCTAACGCAACATACAATGATTGAAGATATAACAGCCTGCGACATGCTTCTCGATGAGAATGAAGCACCAGCACCAGCGGGAACTGTGTACAGTGTAGCTTCTGCCGCAGCGAGAGTTCCCTGGCCTAGAACCTTGAATCCTTCAGCCATGGTTCACTACCCCTATAGTCGGGAATACCATGGATAAGCTAACCACTGGCCTTTCCTTGATGCCTTCGACCAGCAGTTGAATTTCGTGCTGCAAGTCTACGGCACTGGCTGAATTCATGGATCCATCAACAGTCTCCGCGATGATCTGTTTACTTGCTCTCATACCACGACCCATCATCTTTCTCCATCAGGCTTCATCCTGATCCTCGGATCCCCAAGCTGCCATCCTGCTTTGGTAGCCGTGCTTGTAGAGTCTCCGAACTTCAATGAAATCGTTCTTCCTCTTAGCCTTATATTTGCATACTCAGTAGAGAGAGTTGTGTCCACTGCAACGGTTTTAGATTCACTGGAAAATGGATAGTCCTTAGCCGAAACTGATGTAGTCATCTCCGGAGATACGGAATCGAGAGCCCTGAAATCTGGGACAACTCTATCCATAAACATAGAAACATCACCGTCTTCCGCGTCGATAAATCCAGTCTCTACATATGAGTCCATTTTCACCTGATCATCCATGTAACCAACCTCCTGATTATAGATGATAGAACGATCTACTCCCTCATAGACCCCGGAAGTGTACGGTCCCCTACTGTACGAAGAGTTTGGATTCTCTCGGATACCAGCATCCGACCAACCTGCCCTGCTCATCCCGCCGTATGCCCAAGTCTGATCTGTGTAGTTAAAAATAACATATCTGTCGGGCTCATCCTCACCAGAGGATGGGTAGAACCATATTATCTCATTAAACAGAGAATTTAGAGCGCATGTGATGGTCTCTCTTTTGTCGTAGTTAAGGTCATCAAAAACTTTACTAAGTACAGAACACTCAAGATTCTGGACACCTTTTCCGTCGTATGCGTAGAAGTTGTTGTCTCCCATCCAATACGTCACCCCAGCGGCTACGCGGTGAGCATGCCTAGAGGCGATGGAGATTGAATCTGAAATCTCTTGGAAAAGAAAAACGTCATCCAGGGGTGTCTTTTTCATGGAGTAAAGAGCTTTATCAGTCCATATGATGATACCCCCACCAGCTCTAGCCCCAGCAATTATCCGAGAACCGTTCTGTAGCGGCTCACCTCCTGCCCGGTTGAATTTAATCGCCTTCCACGACCCTGGACCCTTTACGTCACACCATCGGACAAGCATCGGGTCGTAGAAGCCGAACGTATCTGTCGCTCCGAATGCAATAATCTGCCTTGTGGCAGAGAACGACATGATGAAACCGACCTGCTCAGGAACACTTCCGTATCCTTCATCCACATTGCCATCCGAGTCCAATCCGTCGCCATAGGCAGACAACGGGGTTGCATCAGAAAGCATGATGCCGGACGCGTAGTCCGCTGTAGAGTTGACCGGCGTGCTGTAGGGGTATCCGTCGGACATCTTGAGAGCCGTTTCCCAGATGTAGGGCTTGGATCGGTCCTTCGCTGCTATGAGGCTTTCCCCGAAGTTATCGAGGGACCACACGTTCAATGAGTTAGACCCGTCAGATAGCGGGACAGTCGGATCTCCCCAAGCGGTCCAGTATTGATCTACGAGAAAGACTGAAGTTCCACTCGCATGAAGAACGCCAGGGCTTGTTCCTAGTTGCCCTCTCACTATGGGGGAAAAGGTTGTGGAGTTCGAAACCGTATAGGATATAAGCTCACTCTCTATCAGCATCGTGCCAGTCGCCCCAGCCGAGCCGAAAGCACTAGTCCCACTCGCCACGACTGTCGCGGACGTGGCGCTATCGGAGAGGGTAGAGGACAGCTCTGTTGATGTTGTCGCGGTCGATATCCCGCCCCAGGTTCCTGCTCCCCATCCACTGAACTCAGAGAATGTGGATTCAGAAGCTTGGATATCCCGCATGATGATGGTCGCGCCACCCTGACCGCTCGCAGAGTCTCCTACTTCGTTTACCGCAGCGCCAGAAGAGTGAGCTGCTGACATAGATCCAAACTGAGATCTCAAGCATCCAGTGAAGTCACCACTTCCAGAGGTAGATACCAGCTTTATGTACTCATCTCCGATTCTTACGAAGTCTCCTGCGCCAAAAACCACCCCGCTCAAACTTATACTAGTTGCATCGAGAGTGATGTCTGCATCGAGAGTGGAACTTACAAGCCCGGTCGGAGCTGTGGCGATTCGGATCTCAAAGTAATCACTTGTTAGAACTTTCGTGACGGGAAAGCTTTGAGTTGATCTAGTGGTGTCATACCCATTTATACTGGGCACGGAAGCGTGGGCTGGGTAGTAAAGATCTTCTCGCGTGACGGGAGCGCCGTTTGCATGGTCGGAGGCAATCTTTAGAAAGTTTATAAAGTCTCCTGACGCAAGTCCGTGCGACGGGTAGTGGATGAGAACAGTGGTTAAGTTGTCGATTAAGTAAATAGGGTCACTCAGCTTCTCAAGAAGAAAGGCCCCGTCACCTACATAATGAGCAGAAGCTGTTGTGTTAAAGGATCCTCTCGTGATTGTTATTGCGTCACCGATGGCAGTGGCGCTTCCGGCCACCAACATTAGCTCGTCACCGACTGCGTTAGCGTCACTTCCCATCCTGATGACATCGCCAATCGCAACAACGAAATCAAATTTAGCAGTTCCGGCAGCGTCAGTTATATCGTCAGTCGTGAGAGTTCCCTGCGACTTGTAATCCATCGGCGTGATGTCATGATAGACACCGCCTAGTTCTACATAGAGTTTCTTGTCTGAACCAACTGCCATCAGGTCTGCACCGCCGATAGAAGACCAGTTCAGAAGAGATCTAGATATACCCAAGAATTCGTTGTCTGAATACTTTGCCCAACCACCGATCTTTTCAGCTCTACCCTGGCGAAATCGAATTAGATCACAGTCATACCAGCTTCCCTCAGCAGAATACTGAGTTCCTTCTCTATCTATCCCTGCCGGGATTGCGACTTTCCTATAGGGCATTACTCGACTATCCCTTCTACTTCCAAGCCTTAATTCTCATTCGCCACCTAGACTCGGTGAGATTAGTCTCTGCGCCAGAGGTTTTGTTCAGAAGCCACAACCCGGCAGATCCTATCGACAGATGCAAGTCACTACCGGAAGTTCCGTCAAAGCTTAGGCTGAATCCTGTACTGAACGTATCAGTTACAGACGTACTCGTGACTAGTACGTGATCCCCAACTGCGTAACCAGCATCTATAGTGAGGCATTCTAGGTAAGCTGTAACTATGGATGGGACAGAACTAAAACCTGTGGTAAGGGTGTAGACTTCGCCCGAAGCTACAGGGGATGTAGCTTCGTAATAAACTCCCTGCCCGTGGACTGCGCCAGTATGGTAAGGCTGACCCCATCCATCTGCGTTCGTGTTGGAAATGTTAAAGGTGTTAGAAGTTCCACGACCTCCGTAGCCGCCTGATCCTAATGTGGATCCGTAGTTGAGATACTGACCACCCGTCACGCCGATAGCGAATCCCCACTGAGTTACCATGCACTGAACCCCAGGAGAGCCCGACGACTTATCTGTTAAGAATATGATATGAGCATTAGCCTGTGTGTTGCTGGTAGTTTCCAGGGTGATACCACCTGCGGATGACTCAAGATGAATCGCTCCATTGGTACTCGTTGTAGAGTGATCACTCTCTAGAATAATTCGACCAGTACCATTCGGATCTACAGTCACGTTCCCATTGCTAGCTGTTCCGAGAGTGAAATTACCAGTGGAAGTCACGGATGGAGAAGTAACCCCTCCAGGGAATGTACTATCTGTATACGATGCTCCGGAAATGGCACCCGCATTCGTTATGCCGCCGTTGTTCAAGTCCAGGGCTCCGCCAACTAGGTCGATGCCTCCTGAAGATACCGTTAACTTACCTGCCGATGTGATCGTACCTGAACCTGTGGTCGCAATGTTCCCAGATGCGTTTACGGCTACCAGCGTAGAGGTTCCAGTTGCGGAGAGAGTCGTAAAGGCTCCGGTACTCGGGCTGGAGCTTCCTACAGAGCTGTTAGTAATTGTAGTTCCGCTAATCGATCCGGAATCGATATCAACCTTGGTAATGTTGACCTCACCCGTTCCGTCCGGGGTCAAGTTTATATTGTTATTACCAGCAGTTGTGCTTACCGTGATGGCTGATGCTGAGTTAATAGCAGTAGTAGAAACACCACCCGTCGCAGTAAGCAGACCGGCTGATGTCATCGAGCCTGATCCAGTAGTGGATATGGCTCCTCCGGTTGTGATAGCACCCGTACCGGAAGAGATTGCCCCACTCCCATTCGCCGTTATGGCTCCATTGCTGGATGTCCCCACTGTTGTGAACGTACCTGCGGCTGCGGCTGCGGCTCCAATGATTGTTCCGTCGATAGCTCCAGCGTTGATGTCAGCCTTAGAGATAACTACAGATCCGGTTCCTCCCGGTGTTACTTCGATGGGTCCGTTGGCTACGTCGTTAAAGCGGATTGTTCCGCTAGCTGCTGCGCTGGAAGTTCTAAGCAGCAGATCCCGATTGACCGACCCAGTACCATCTGATTCTAATACCGCAACTTCGGATCCGTTACCGATTTGCAACGTGGATGTGAGGATATCTACTCGATCATCTACGGTGTTAGATATCACTTCCTGATTGCCAAGAGCAAGCTTATCTATAGAGAGGCTTGCAAGGCTATTGATTATGTTATTACTGTCATCAATATGCACTGACGCCGAATACCCGTTGGGTATAGTCAGGGAAGTTCCGCTCGAATCAATTATAAGAGATCTGGAATTACTCAGACCGTTAACTGCGACGAAATTAGCTTGCGTCGAAGGAGCGCCACCCACCGTCAAGCTGACTGTGTGGTCGCTGCCGCCACTCGCTCCTGTCCATTTAATTACAGCAGATCGACCCTCGGAATCATCCGTGTACGCAGCTTGCCCATCAGGAATATTCAGAGTAGATGTGTTAGAGGCTCCAATGGCTACCTCGGCGTATCGCGATATTCCTTCCTCAAGTGCTTTTAGGTTATTGTTGGTAACACCACCCCAAGAGCCAGCCTTATCGCCAGAGCCAATGATCTCAACCGCAAGTCCATCAGTGTAAGTAGAAGCCATTATTGAGCCGCCATCATGTTCGGACTGTTGTCCGCATTGTTAAAGGAAGTGTCCCGGAAGGATCCACCCTGGGAAGCTACGAGAGCTTGTAGTGCTTCCATGAATTTCCCTTGATATACCTGCATGAGAGCTTGATCGCCCTTCATGAAGATGTAAGCCTGCGTGATGCAACCGTACAGGAGAGCATTCTTCGCATGAGTGCTTAGCCAAGTCGTACCCGATTCAGCCCCAGCGGTGATGGATGCAGGCTCGAAGAAGTAAGCAAACTCGTAATCATATGCAGCGTTAGCGTATGGAGCGAAATTCACAGTCGATCGATTGGCGTTGTTAACATCATTGTAGAAGGAATAATACTTAGGATACCCCGTAGCATTATCAGTAGGAGCATACTCTTGAAGGAAGCTGTAGTCCTTGAGGAGGAGATAGCTCCATGGATTAGCGACTACATCTGCGCCTAGTCTGATTTTTAAGTACAAAGGAGACAACGGTCCTGTGACGGAATCCACTATCGTATCGATCTTGTTAGTGTCTTGGACAATATCATCAACGCCCACGTTGGTGTTATATCCAGCAATGCTAACTATCGAATTGATCTTTTCTTCAGCTAGAACAATGATGGTATCCTTCTGCGAAGAAGTTCCCCAAGCAGTGTTCTCAAGCCATTCGTCAATAGACGTTCTGATTGTGCCTAGCGTGAATGCGGCCAATGGTTAACCCTTTCGAGTCCGAGCCTTGCGATATCCTTGATTGGAATCCTTAGCGCAAACAGACCCACCACCCGCGTACTGGGCGTAGTTCTTATCCTCATGCTCTACGGGGAGGCCAGTGCGAACAGACTCCTGCATAGCCTCCTTGTTGCCTTTTTCATCGTATGTGAAACTCTTGTTACCAACCTTGGGCATACCGTTCTCCTATAAATCTATGTTGTGAAATGCAACCACTTCGATGTAGTCTATATCGATGTCACCAGCACTAAGATCACCGGGCCTTGGGTCGAAGTAATCAAGTCTTATCGTCGTAACCGTTCCATCCCAATCAGAGTTATTCGTCATGTCAAATACGATCTTGAACGTACTAGCCATATCCCTATTGGACTGAACGAATCCATCGGAAGGTTGCGTTATCTTGAAATAAGGAGCCTTTTGGAGACGCTGATTAGGAGAATTTGCATCAATTCCGGATGCAATAGGGAATGTTGTCCCTGTGTTCTCGCTCCAGTAAAGCTGACCCTGGAATCCGTCAGGGGGGTTTGAGTCTCCCTGTTCTCTCAACGGATAACTATTCACTGTGAACTGGGTCACTACGTATTTATAAACCGAAGTGTCCACACTTAAATAGTCAGGCGTAACACTCGGGCCATTCCAACCTCTGTAGATATATGGATCTCCACTATCATCCACACCGCCTACAAGATTCAAGGATTTCCTAGATTCATTCCAAGCCAAGGTGCCATTGACTGCCCACCAACCATCGATTCTCGCAGGGGAGGTAAGCGCCGTGCCTTTGGAGAAGTCTTCTCTGTACGCAGCCGGGAGATCTCTACCAGAGATCGCTCCTAGAGGGCGAGGATCTCTAAGAGCTTGAGGATCATCAACCGGGATTCTTCCAAGCATGTTCTGTGGTTGGTCTTGATCCCAGCACACTGGACACACGCGGAGATTGGTAGGGGAAAGATTCACTGTCTCTGTCTTGAGTTCTCTGAGGTTATACCTAAACCCACAGCGATCACAGAAGCCAAAGGCTTTGTTGCCCTTCGCGTAATTCCCCACTAGCTGTACCCGCCAGGGTAGAATCTAAGAGGAGCCTTCTCTCTATCCTCGTCTGCTGCGTACTGGAACTGCTCGTCATAGACCTGCTTGAGCATCTGGACTCGGCCTGCCGCTTCCGGCTTCTTCATCGCGATGCTGTAGGCAAGACCCGCCACTAGAGCAGGCCAGAACCTCGCAGGGATGTCAGCATCGTATGCTCCACCCGGACCAGCGTCCTGCATTCTTCTGATGTAGGTGTACACAAGCTTCTGAGTTGCATCGTTCGGGATAGGCCATAGGTTGATCTTGATCACACCTTGCTGTCTATCCACATAGAACTGAGTGGGTCTACCCGTTGTGAGTTTTGTGGGAATACTTAGGTATGTATCTCTAGATATTCTACCTAGATCATAATCTACTTGTTTCGCTGTATCGCCTTCGTTGGATCTGAGAACTGCTTCCAAGATCGATACTGCAATATTCGGGGAGGTGTTGATGGCTTCGTACTGACCTTGATCTTTAACTAAGGCCAACGAATGCTCTTCAACACACCAGAGATTTATGCCTCTATTCGCCCATTCCATCAGGAGGAAATCAAGGCTTCTTCTGGCAGTCCGAAGGTCGTATCCAGAGACCATTTGGAGCCCAGCTCTTTCGTATGCTTCCTCGACGATCTCTCCGACATCTGGAGAGAATGTGACTGCACCGCTAGTTGCCACGGATAGCCTCCAGTATTTCCTGACTCGAATCAGATTGCTTTCTCTGAAGCTCCCTCAAGTCTTGTTTTAATTCACTAAGCATACTCGCGTTGTGAGCTACCTTAGTAGCAACTCGCTCTAGCCTAACCCTGACTTCTGATACATCAGATATATTAGCCATGGAGCTATGACCATTCTCACTAGCATGTGAACTCTGCATAATAAAAATGGCCCCTATTGCAGAAGCCGCGATTCCGATGGAAGCCCAGTAAGTCGTTGGTCCTATTGTAGACATTATGCGTTAGCTCCACCCGTGTAGAAAATGGTAAATGTTGCCACGCTTCCTCGGGTTCCGGGAGTGTTCGGTCCATCAGGTTGCGTGATCCAGACTCCATCGGTAAACAAGACTCCGTTACCTCCTGTCTCTACAATGTTCGAGAAGCATCGGAAATCATGAATACTAGGCCCTGTAAGTCCGGAAGACTTAGGATATCTGAGGGCTACCTGAAGAACGGCAGGACCACCGCTAGTAGCGGACAGAGATATCGTCTTACCGTCGTCACCCGCTAAACCCGATCCAATAGTCTCCGCGACGATGGTATGCACAGACACTCGACCGTTTATGATCTTCCCTAAATCAGAGGCCAGATCCGTGGTGTTGTACACATTGCAAAAACTAATTTGTCCTGACATGTCACCCACCACCGTAGAGAATGTTCACATTCACGCCGTAGGGCGCTGCTGGCGCTGCTGGCGCTGAATCGCTTCCAGTTGCCGCGCTCAGCCTGACTGTCATCCCATTTTCAAAGAGGACACCATCGCATGGAATATTACACATCA